GCTACGGCAATCAGGTACATGAAGCTATCGAGCATTACATCGCAGAGGGCAAACCAATCCCTCCTGAGTACGAACAGTTCAAGCCTGTGGTGGACGCCATGCTGAAGAAGAATGGGCGCAAGCTAGCCGAGTATGAGATGGCGCTGACTGTCGACCTCAAGCCAACAGGTTGGAAAGACAAAGACGTATGGGTGCGCGGCATTGCTGACATCCTGATCGTTGATGACGACAACCTAACGGCTTGGGTGGGCGACTGGAAGACGGGCAACAACAAGTACCCCGATAGAGATCAGTTAGTTCTCATGTCGCTCATGGTGTTTGCCCACTTCCCACACATCCGCAAGGTTAACTCCGCGTTGCTGTTCATTGTAAAAAATGATATGGTCAAGATGTCGATGGCACGAGATGAGGCCGACAAACACTGGTGGGACTATCGTGAGCGTACAGCGCGGCTTGAAGCTAGCTTTGCCAATGACGTATGGAACCCAAACCAAACACCTCTATGCGGGTGGTGTCCAGTAAAAACCTGCGAGTTCAACAAGAAACACTAGGAGAAACAAATGGCTGTACATCCCGCAAACGAATTCACAATGACTCCATGTCTTTGCCACATCTGCCATGGAGAAATACGAGAAGATCAATCCGCCATCGAGCACTCAGATCACGGCGTATTAACGCAAAGCAAAGACCCTCGTTTTAAAACAATACACGACCACATTGAAGGCTACGTGTCATTGTGGTTTCATCCAGAATGTGCGACGATTATGGCGTTGCGCCTTGCACATGATGTGATGCGCATCAAGATGGATAAAGATCAACCCGCCAGAGTTGTGGACAGCTTGAAGGCGGTCTCAAAAGTTAACCAAGCAAGATAGGAACTAACATGCCTTACGTAAACAAACCCCGCCCGTACGCAAAAGAGTACGAACAGTATGACGGCACACCAATGGTCAAGAAGAAACGTGCCGCACGAAACAAAGCGCGATCAATCATGGAGAAGGAAGGGCTAGTACATAAAGGAGACGGCAAAGATGTCGATCACAAGAAAGCATTATCCAAAGGTGGAAAAACCGTACGCTCGAATCTCCGCGTCAAAGACGCGAGCGCAAACCGTTCGTATGCAAGAAAGTCAGACCACTCTATTAAGTGATATACCTACCGCAAGACTTATCGATCTCTGGGTAGCGCGTTGGGGACATGAATGGGTTGATCTGGTGGAAGTAACAGAAGACCCATTCTACAAAGACGCGTACGACCGAATGAGAAGAGAAGGTGAACTTGAGATTCACTTCCTAACCGACCGCTCTAAATATGTGTGTCGTAATCCAAAATAAATCAAGGAGAAGCAAATGGGAAAAGTAAAAGGAACCGTGACGCTAACCGCAACGGAAGTTGCTCTTGCTAAGAAGCTAGGGGTAAGCGCTCAAATGTACGCACACGTTACGGGAAAAAAGTCTGCAGTAACCATGACGGTATTTAACCCTAACAACGACCCTGTGTATTCCATACCGCTGTCTGAGCTAGTCAACTTGTGGCGTGCACGTTATGGAGATACATGGGTAGATGTGTCGGAGATAGAAGATGACTTTTGGTCTGACGCATCCGCACGCTTGCACAGCAACAAAAAGATGGAAGAACTTAACCATCACTCTGACAACTCGCCGTGGGCTAGGTTGAAGGAAGATGCGTAATGCAAATCGTTGACGACAAGGCGCTCGTACTGCGCACGCGCAACCCAAACAAGTACGCAATCATTCCAAAGCATAAGGTGCTGTCTGAAACGGATGGTATCTTTGAAGTCGCTGTGTACTGGGGCTTAGATGAAGCAAGGGTACTACGCAACCTTGGTGTGAAGGATGTGCCGTCGCCTATCACTAGGCGCTACGACTGGCCGGGAAAGTTTATACCAATGGCTCACCAAATAGAGACAGCGGCTTTCCTCACAATGAACCGCAGAGCGTTCTGCTTTAACGACCCCGGCACCGGCAAGACTTTGTCTGCGCTATGGGCGGCTGACTTCTTGATGAATCGTGGCGAGGTTCGTCGCATACTTATTCTCTGCCCCTTGTCCATCATGCACAGCGCATGGATGGGTGACATCAATCGAAGCGTGATACATAGAAGTGCCATCGTCGCGCACCATGCTCAAGCTAGTCGGCGTATTGAAATGATTCAGCAAGACTACGAGATTGTGATTGCCAACTATGACGGCCTCAACTTAATCGCATCTGAGATCAACGCAGATGGTAGGTTTGACTTGGTGATTGTCGACGAAGCCAACGCATACAAGAACCCGTCGACACGTAGGTGGAAAACACTTGCATCAATCATCAAACCTGAGACGTATCTGTGGATGATGACTGGTACGCCTGCATCGCAGTCGCCAGTAGATGCGTATGGTCTGGCTAAGTTTGTTAACCCAAGCGGTGTGCCTAAGTTTCAAACATCGTGGCGCGACAAGGTCATGAACAAGATCAGCATGTTCAAGTGGGCACCTAAGGCTAACGCCAAGGACTTAGTGTTCGCGGCTCTACAACCTGCAATACGTTTCACCAAAGACCAATGTCTCGACTTGCCGCCCGTCATCACAGTCACACGCGAAGTACCGATGACACCACAGCAGGCTAAGTATTACAAGCTACTCAAAGAGCAGATGCTTTTCCAAGCTGCCGGAGAAACAATCAGCGCAGTCAACGCAGGCGTTGCTGTTAACAAGCTACTACAAATCAGTTGTGGTGCCGCCTACACAGACGAGAAGGAAGTTGTTGAGTTTGACTCAGCGCCTCGCCTTGGGGTACTGGAGGAGGTATTAGAAGAGACAAGCCGCAAGGTAATCATCTTCGCCCTGTTCCGCTCTAGCATTGACACCATCGTCACGTATCTAACCAAGCATGGCTATGCCGTTGACCAGATTCATGGCGACGTGTCTGCAACAAAGCGTGGTCAGATCATCAACGACTTTCAAACTACTGACAACATCCGCGTACTGGTGTTGCAACCACAAGCGACAGCCCACGGGATTACCCTAACTGCCGCTGACACAGTTGTCTTCTATGGCCCACTAATGTCTGTTGAGATGTACACACAATGTATTGCACGCGCTGATCGCAAGGGTCAGGACTCTGACAAAGTTACTGTGGTGCACATTGAGTCAAGCCCGATAGAGAAGAAGCTATTCAAGGCAATGAATACAAAAGTTTCCGATCACGCTTTGCTTGTCGGCATGTTCGACAGTGAAGTAAAAAATATTTAAGAAAGGAGTTGCAAATCAATTCAGTCGTGCTATGCTGTCAAACCATTGACAATAAAATAATTCAAGGAGAAGTAAATGTTAAACATAGATGATGAGGAAACTGCTCCTCAGGAAGCACCGACAGACGTCACTGTCCCTATGGACAAGTTGGCGAAGGTGTACCGCAGGATGCAGTCGCGCATACAGGAGTTAACAACTCAGTATGAGTCTGAGATCGAGGACATCAAGCGTCAGCAAGACGTTGTGAAGATCGCGCTCAAAGACCAGATGCTCAAGCTAGGCGTATCAAGTGTACGCACAGACCAAGGCACAGTAGTGCTGTCTACCAAGACACGCTACAACACACAAGACTGGGACTCTTTTAAAGAGTTCATCAAGGAACACGATGCGTTGGACTTGTTGGAGAAGCGTATTGCGCAGACCAACATGGCTACGTTCTTGTCTGAGAATCCCAGTCTAGTTCCCGCAGGGCTTAACTCTATGACAGAGTACGCCATTTCAGTTCGTAAACCAACCAAGTAATCAGGAGAATCATTATGAGCAATGTAGCTCTATTCAACCCATCCCAAGCCCCCGCGTTCGCTAAGAACCGCACATCGTTGTCACCTATGGCCCGAGCCCTAGCCGGTGGCGCAGTAGGTAACCGCACCAAGAGCATCTCCATCAAAGGCGGTGTGTTTCGTTTGAACGAAGGCGGTAAAGAGATTGCCGCTATCGAAGAGCGCTACCTCGATGTGGTGATTGTCAATGCCGCGCCTGATGTTTCACGCGTGTTCTATGCCAAGGCATACGATGGCGAAGTGTCTGCGCCTGACTGCTGGTCACAAGATGGCAAGACACCAAGCCCCGAGGCAAGCAACCCACAGCACAACAAGTGCGATGGATGCCAACAGAACATCGCGGGTTCTGGTCAGAACAATAGCCGCGCTTGCCGCTTCCAACAACACATTGCTGTAGTGTTGGCCAATGATATGGAAGGCTCTGTATTGAAGTTGACTGTGCCTGCCAAGTCTGTGTTCGGCAAAGAAGAAGGCGACAACCGCGCCTTGCAAGCCTACGCTCGTCACTTGGGCGCACAGAACATTGACCCATCTGAGGTCATCACGCGCATGAAGTTCGACACCAAGTCTGAAGCGCCCAAGCTGTTCTTCAAGGCTATGCGTTGGTTGACGGACGACGAGTTCCCAACCATTCAGGAACAAGGCAAGACAGACACTGCTATTAAAGCTGTGACAATGTCTTTCTCTAAGATGGACAGCGTTGCCGCCCCTGCGCCTTTAAAGCTTGAAGGCAAGCGCCCTTACCCTGTGGTTGAGGAAGAGGAAGCACCTGCACCCGCACCTAAGGCTAAGACCAAAGCCAAGGCCGCCCCTCTGCCTGCCGAGGATGATGAGGAACCCGTAGTCCGCAAGGAAGAGAAGAAGCCCAACGCTGTGCCCAAGGCCAAGGCTGACTTGTCTGCCATGGTGGACGACTGGGACGAAGCAGAATAAAGGACTAAGGGGGCTTCGGCCCCCGCCTACACCATGTCCTATTCACCACAAGTAATTAGCGCAGTCAAGAAAGCGCCTAAGACGTTGGGCAACCAACTCGGGCGATGGGCTGTGCATCATGACTTCTCTGCCATCAAGATAGCCAAAGTAACAGGGGCCTCTCGGCAATCTGTTTACAACTGGTTCAATGGTGGAGAAGTTTTCGTAGCTTACCGGCCATCGGTCGAAGCAATCCTTAAAATTTTACAAGCGTCCAGTACGGGCGAAGAAGCTTGGAGACGAACATGCAAAGCATTCAACCTAAAAACTTGAGCGACGAAGAGATATTGCGTCAGGTATATCTGATGGGCAATGAGATGCTTCCAAAAGAATGGGTGGAAGAACTTTGCACACGCCTAGCGGCGGCAATCGACAAAGCTGAAAACAAGTACGACGAAGGCTTCGCTGACGGCTTTGCTGACGGCATAGAGCACGCAAACGAATTTCCGCTAGACAAATAACCAAAGGACAAACATGACATCCGCTGAATTTTTAGCGGTGGTTTTGCCGTCCGAAGGTTTTGGCCTGTATTGCGCGGTAGAACTCACAAAAAAGAAAGAGCATGTATATGCGGCAAAGATTGAGGAACTCATCCCGACGATCGAGCAGTGGCACGCCAACAACTACGACGTCTTCTATGGACTAGCTACCTTTGACAAGAAGCGCGGCGCTGAAGAAGCTCAGTACCTCAAGTCGTTCTTTGTTGACTTGGATGGGTACGCTACCAAGAAGGCGGCGGCTGATGCGCTGATTGAGTTCCTGACAAGGTCTGGGCTTGATGCGCTAGGTACGCCGTGGGTGATTGACTCAGGCGGGGGCTTGCATTGCTACTGGCCGTTGAAGGACGAGATTCCTGCAACTATATGGAAACCTGTTGCCGAGAACTTGAAGCGTCTGTGCAAACAGGAAGGCTTCAACATCGACATGACGGTGACTGCGGACACTGCGCGTATCTTGCGTGTGCCCGGAACTGCCAACAACAAGAAAAAGTACGCAACGCCGCGCCCTGTGCGCGTAGTCCAAGAAGGCGATATCTTTGACTTTTCGACTTTTTCGCCACTTGTTTATGAGAAGCTGGAGGAGGTGCCGGTTGTACACACACCTGCATCCAAGCTTGACCTCCCCGGCCAACGCCCGACTGCACAGACACGAGGTCAGGTTAAGCTGATACAGGATAGCTTCACGTTGTTTGGGAACTTCGAGAACCAATGCGGCCAAGTTCAGGACTACATTGCCACGGCTACGGAGGACGGCAAGGAACCCATCTGGCGCGGACTCCTGTCTTGGGCGAAGGTGTGCGAGGATGGCGCAGAGAAGGCTGTCTGGCTGTCGGACATGCACCCATACCCACACGAGCGGATGCACCAGAAGATTGCCGAGATCAAAGGGCCATACGCGTGCATGAAAATGGACAGTGAGAACCCCGGCATCTGCACAAAATGTAAGCACTGGGGCAAGATCACCAACCCCCTGATACTGGGGCGCGAGATCAAGGTGGACAATACCGCCAAGGAAATCATGTTGTCTGCGCCTGCTGAAGAAGACTTTGACGAAGCCGAGCTTGACTCTGAGGAAGCCTACGAGCCAGAAGATACGGGTTTACCCTTAGCACCTAGCGTGGTACGTCCTGTGCCCCCTCGTGGCTACAGCTATGGTGAGCATGGTGGCGTGTACTGCACGCGTTCCGAGGAAGATGAAGAGGGCAAGAAGGTAAAGAAGAATATTCAACTGGTTCCCTACGACTTGTTTGTGGTTGACCTATTGAAGATGGAGAACGACCATTTGGTTCACATGGCCGCTGTGCGACCCGAAGGCGTGCAGACGCTTAACTTCCCTCAGAAATCTATTGTCAGCAAAGACGAGACGCTCAAGTGGTTAGCCAGTCAGAACATTGTCAGTACTTTTGCGGGTCACGACAAGACGTTGTTTGAGTATGTGCGCTCATGCGTAGGCGAGGCTTCTCAGAACCGCAAGCCAGTCGAGGTGCCGTTCCAGTGTGGATGGCAGGCAGATCAGTCGTTTGTTTACAACAACCGCGTGTTCAGTAAAGATGGGCGCGAGACTCGGATACCCATGCCCGGGCTTGAGAACATCAACCGCAACACCAACGGCAGGGGCGACCTTGCTACGTGGCGGCACTTGTGGAAGACGATTTTTGTGGAGAAAGAAGGTATGGAGACAGCCTTGGCTGTGTCTCTGGATTCCTTTGGATCACCGCTTATGCGCTTCACCGAGTACGAAGGCTTCGTTTGGCACATTGGCTCACAGTGGTCAGGTACAGGTAAGTCTTTAGTTCTAAGTGCCAAGGCAGGCGTCTGGGGTCACCCTCTGCGCTACCGCACAGGCAAGAGTACTTCTCCTGTTGCAATGCAACAACGGGCGGGTTTGCTTAACAGCATGCCGCTTCTGATTGATGAGATCACCAACACCCAACGCAAAGACATGGAATGGGCACCTGCCTTTATCTTTGACTACGCCGAGGGTCAGGGCAAGGAGCGTATGGAGTCGGGCTCCAACAAGGAACGTATAAATAACAGTACGTGGACTGCTACTTGCACAATGACTGGTAACGAAAAGCTGACCGACTACATGGCGGGGGCACGCAAACACAGTTCAAACGGCGAGTTGTTGCGGATGCTTGAGTGGTGTCCACACAAGAAACTTATCTGGAACTCAGAAGAGCGCAAGACTCTGCTTGAGATTAAGCGCAACTACGGCGTAGCGGGTGAGGCTTGGGTTCGGTGGTTAGCTGTCAATCAGAAGACTGCCGAGGAGATTGTGCGCAAGGTTCACATCCATCTGAAGAAGGTCTTTAACTTTAACGACGATGAGCGATACTGGCATGCAGGCTGTACTACAACTGTAGCGGCGGCAATTCTGTTGCGTAAAGAGTACTCTGGCATCCTAGACGTGGAGATCAACAAGGTCATCAACGCTCTGAAAGGACTTGTGGAGAAAGGCCGTGGCATTATAAAGAACAGCGTACGCTCTGCTGAAGATGTGCTCAACGCCTACATCGGTGATAACTACGGAAGCTTCATTGTTCTGAAGAAGGTCGAGGGCAGAATCCTAGCAGCGTGGGGTGACAACGGCGACATCGTTGACCGCTCGACCACCAAGAGCAAGGTGCTCGGCAGGGTAGAGCATGGGCTTTTGACACCGGGTTACAGAGAGTTTTACATTGAGGAACAGCTACTCAAGAAGCACTGCGTGAGCATGAGCTTTGGCTACGATGAATTCAAGGCGCAGATGGAGGAGTTGTTTACTTGCAAGTACGTCAAGAAAGATATGCTGTCCCGTACCAACGGCCCTGCCATGCGTGTGAACACCATGCACATAACTTTTAGGGACGAAGTCTTTGATGGTAATAATCTATCCTTGGGCGAAGCTAAAGCCGGGTGAGGGCTTCTTTGTCCCCGGACTAGACGTGGAAAGGGTGAGGGAGTTGGGCTTACGTGCCGCTCTCCCTCACCGCATCCAAGCGCGTGCTGTCGTGGGTATTAAGAACCACCAACTAGGCGTATGGTTTTATCGGAAATTTCCCGCATCTTACTTAGCCCCCTAGCCGTTCTTCCACAGCACGCGACTGCTTGATAAAAGCGTCTGCTCGGTCTTGCTTAGCTTTCTCTAGCGCGTCAAGGCGCAACCGTTTCTCTTCTGCCGTCAAGTCGTCACGTTCTTGCACGCGGCGGATGTCGGTGTTGATGCGCCCAATGATCTGGCGATACTGCCCTGCGGCGGGGGCCATGGCCATCTCCACTTTGTTTTTGTCACGATAGGCCACAGCTTCCTCACGACGACCTTCGCTGAGCATTTTTCTAAATGTGGCACCGGCGTCAACAGCCTCTTGCGCTTCGCGGTACACCACATCAGCATCGCCACCACCGTATTTCTTTTGAAACGCTGTGCCAATCAAAGGTAAGTCAGACGCACGACCTGCGGGTTTTTCTCCCTTGCCTTCGCGCTCAAACAATCCGTTGGCTCCCGCCGCCGCTACCAAAGGCAACACGCCCAGATAGCCGCGCACAATGTGCTCGATCTGGATTGGGGACAGGATTGGCAACAGCTTGCTCATCTGCTTAGCCAACTCTGTGGTGGTCGCAAGGTAGCGCTCTTCGGTGTCGTAACCCTGCATGCGCCGAGGCTCGATCGGGCCTCCAGTTAAGAAGTTCTTATCAGTCCATACCTCAAACGCAGGTTTGACAAGTGCAGGCACTCCCATAGATGAGTAGCCGGGAACAGAACCCAAGAACAAATCTCGTAAAGCTTGGAACTGCGCTTTGCCGTCAGTCTCCGCACGCATGCCGTCAACAGCGGCTACAGCCAGAGAGAAGAAGTAACCGGCTTCAAACGGGATAGGTAGCTTGAGTGGTTCATCTACGCCCGGAATAGGCAAAAAGAAGTTGGCATACTTGTCCCGTGGACGAGCGTTGCGGAAAGTCTCGTCGTCATCCATGGCCATGGCGTACACAATGCCGGTGCCCATCAGTAACATAGCGTTGTTAAAGAACTTGCGTTTGATCTGCTGTTGTTCTTCAAAAGGCATGTTGCCTCGAGCGGCTTTGACCAGAACATTCAAACCCTGAATCTGGGCGTTGAAGAACGGGATTAAGCGGCTAGCGTACTGCAACGTGGGGGATAGCCCGCGCTTGTAAAAGTTCATGGATTCCATTGTGGCCATGTCAGCCTCGACTTCGGACAGTCCGTTAGCTTCAGCGTTTTTAAGTATCAACGCTAGTGTGGCGGCATCAGCACGCATCGCGTACCGGTCGGCGGCGGCCAGCACTTTGTCGAGAGCGCCTTGGTCTTTACCACTGGCAAGTTGAAGCGCCATCTTCTTCATGTCAGACATATCGCCTGCAAAGATGTTGGACTGGATTAGCCCTTTCTCAATCAACTTAGCTTGCATGGCACTGTTGCCAGTGCTCATGCGTACAAACTCAGCGCCTGCCTTGAAGACAGAGGAGAACACGTTGCTGTCTAGGCCGCCAGTAAACGATGCCGCCATTGGTTCGCGCAGTAATTTACGAGCAATATACAAAGGCGTACGGGTTACACCAGCACGTAACAAGTCGGCGGCAGCCCCACCCAGTTTAAAGAATCCGGGAAGCGCAAGACTTGCGCCCTCCAAACTTTGCACCACTAGCTCAGCAGGAATGCCTTCGGCGGCAGTGCCTTTGGTATCTACAACCAAATGACGCTCACCTGTATCTTTTGGATTGCTTGGGTCAGGCTCTTGATAGAACCGAATAGTGGCGGCATTGGCGGGGCCCAACCCAGTCTTAATAACCATGCGGCTCGTCGGCTTGCCTGTAGCAGGATCAATCGGCCCCGTGTTTTTACCCAACGCTTGCAAGCCGTACGCCACGCTTTTTGCGGCGTTGTTAGTCAGCGCCATGTCTGTCAACAACAAAGTGTTTTGTTGGATTGCTTCGTTCAGGGGTAGCAACTTAGTCTGCCCACCTTTGAGTTCGGCAAGGTAAGGTTGACGGCGAATATCACCCACGGTAAACGATACGTTGTTGCCAAAGTTTAATACGGCATTGTCGCCCTGCACGCGGTAGTACGGAACGTAGTCGCCGTCTTTTAGTAAGTCAGCCGCTACCTTCTTAGTAATGCGACCGGTGCTAGCAAGGAACTCAATCATGCCTTTGTTGTACGCGTTGTACTTGCGGCGAACGTTTTCAAGCGCGTTCTTCAAGGCAGGGTCGGCATCCGCCGCCGCCAAAGCCGCAGTCAGTTGTTCTTGCGTGATACCTAACTCGCCAAGGTCAAGCTTGGATAGTCCTTTATTGGCGGCACGTTGGGCAACCATGTATGCCTGTGCGATGTTGGTCTTTAATTGCGGGTCGGCTACGGGTATGTCAGAGATTGCGTCAAACACATCACGAGCGCTGTTTTCGTTGGAGCTACGGTAACCTACAAAACCTTTGGAGTCTTTGTATGCAACCAGCGGGCCGCTGTTCATAACTGTGAACATCTGCGCCATCTTCTGCTCAGCCTTGCGTACGTGGTACATAGCTTGGGTAAACAGACTGTCGTCACCAAACTTAAGGGTGTCACGCAGTCCCGCACGCATATCCACCGCTTGCATCTCAGCTTGCAAGGCAAGGTTGTTGCCTAGCTTTTCTTTGAACGTCTTAGGTTGTGTAGTGATCTGTCTTGACAACGCAATCAACGCATTGTCTGGTTCAACGGCGGCTTTGCGGGAGAATAACAAGTCCCCAACTGCGGGCAACTTATCTTCTGCAATTTCCCCATTTTCTTTTTTAGGTAGTTTATCCACTGCAGCAACAAGCTGTGAACGCATGTCTAAAATAGCCATCTGCAGTTTTTCAACCGAGTCAGGTTTACTTTTTAACAAATCTATCAAACCTTCAGTTTCGTCGCCGTTACCATAGCTTCGCATAAACATATGCGAGTACAGACTTTCCACGCCTTCTACGTCAGAATCTACGTTGTACAGCGCTTCAGAAAACGCCTCGTTGTCTATGTCAAAAGAATAATCTTTTAACAGGTTTCGTAACGCCGGTGTTTTAGCCATACCAACTACGGTGCTAAACCATGCGTCAGCGGCATCCAGTGTTGCATCAAACAGTTTTGCCTTAGCGTTGATGGACAGGCCCGTGTTAACTGCGGGCAGATACATTTGCCCAACAGCGGAAACCGCGCCGCGTAAAAAAGTACGACGACTCATACCTTCAGGCATTGCACGCATTTCCATTTGCGCCGCCCCATACGCAATGTCAACCAATCCTTGCGCGTCAAAGGATTTCAAATCCATGCCAAATTTTGTTAGCAGTTTACGGAATCCGTCTGCAATCCGGCTCAACCATGTGCCCAAAACTCCTTTGGTTTGATTTGGAATGACGCCAGCTTTAACCGCTTCTTCAATGGCGTACGCAAGAGTTTCATCGTCTCTGTGCTTGGCATCTGTCTTTGCGGCCTCTACTCGTGCTATTGCTGCTTTGGCAACAACAGACTCTACAGAACCGTCGTTCTTTTTAGCCCAGCCTTTAATTGCATTGACCATTCCGGTGTATTGACTTTCACCCAGAATGTTTTTAAGCCCTACGTGCGCCCCTACTTCGTGAAGCAAAACACCCAGCGCCTGTCCTTGGTCAATGTTCTCAGCAATTAAAAATGCTTTGTTACCTGCGGTGTCTACAAAACCCCTAGCGTCTGTTGGAATACGACCCTTGTATTGCGGGTTAGCCGTTATTAACGCGTCAACAGAACTGTAGATTTTTATACGTGATAAATCTTTAAAATATTTTTTTAGTTCTGTGCTGACTGTGTTAACCGTACTAGGGTCAGTTGTAGGCCCACGCGAGAACAACGGTTTAGCCGCCTTGGGAATCTTGGCTTCTTCACCCTTCAGTCCGACTTCAGTCTCGGACGCCACGTTCTGAATTCTCTTCTTGCCAAGCGCTTGTTTTGTTTCACGAACTTCTGCAACAATCTTGCCCTGTTCTTCGGCGGCTTCTGCTACAACGTTCTTTTGCTTTGTGATCTGCGCTTGCAGTGCTTTGAACGTCGGTGTTAAACGCCCGCCTGACTTAGCTTTACCGTTGTCGCGCATGAACTGCTCACGACGTTCTAAATCAGCCAACTTAGCTCGTTCTTCTGCAAGCGTCTCAAGTGCTGTGGCAGCTTCTTTTGTTGCGGTTGTTTCTGATGTTTCTCCTAACTGCGTTATGCGTTGGTTTCGTACACCTTTGGCAACGGGGCCAGTCTTGCTAGAAGGCAACACCGGTGCAGACTCGCCCTTCCGTTTACGGCGCTTGGCAACCTGTCTGTCGTACGCTTTAACTTGGGCATCATCAAACGCCCGCTCTAGATCAAGCTGACCGTTCTCTTTGATTTCAGACGTAATGCGTGGTGCGTCTTGATAAACCGTTGATAGCTTTCGCTCCGCGTCGTCGCGTTTAGCTTGAAGCTCGGCCCGCTTTTCCTCGGTTAAATTTTTGTTTTCTAACTGGCCATCGAGCGAGCCCATGGCGCTACGCATGTTGAAAATGGTTTGTTTTACTTGCGAAGTGTCTACCAAGTTGCGAACACCGGGCAAGTTCAGACCTTCACGAGCGCGTTGCAGTGTGGCTCGGTACTCTGCGTTTGGTGTGCCAACTTCTTCCGTAGTTGTCTCTTGTTGCTGTTCTGCTTTTACAGCCGCTCGCGCTGCCTGTTCATCTCTTTGCGCTTTGTCTAACGCGTCCTGTGCTTGTTTCTGTTCCCGCTCTAGTGCTGCACGAACAACGCTACCTTCTTCGTATTTGGCAACGGCAGCATCCAGACGCGCACGCGCAGGATCTAAAGATTTTTTAGCTAAGTTGTATAGCGTCTTGAGACGTTTAATTTCCGTGTTTGCGGTATCTGGATCTAACCATTGTTTAAGTTCTGCAAACTCTTTCTGCTCTAAGCTGTCGCGCATTGATGCGGGATTGCTCGGGTCTCTACCAAAGCGCAACGCTTCGTCAATTAAAGCAATTAAGTCCTGTTTACCTTTTTTAGACAGTTCGGAAACGCTGTCACGAATCTCATTTAAGAAAGCAATCCGCAAGGGCAATGCTTGTAGAGCAGACTCTGCGGCCACAACGTCTCGAGTTGCTTCAGCCCACGCAAGTTTAATCTGGTCATCTTCTTTGTTTGTTGGTTTCAAACCGTACTCGGCTACAAACTTTGAAGACTCTGGCGCAACTCTAGAACGTGTTTTTAATTTCTCGTCCGATGCTTTAACAGTTGCAAGCGCTTCAGTCGATTGGTCTGCTAGTGGCGAACTGCCAACATCAGCGCCTTCTTCAAGGGCTATGACTTTACCAAGGGCTTTCTGTGTAACCTTCTCAGCTTTAGCAAGCTTGGCTTGCGCATCTGTAAGAGTTTCCTCCACCGCTGACACTTCGTTATCGGCTTCTTTGTTTTGCTGCGCAATAATCTGACGAAGCCTTTGCACGTTGCCGGAGTCCAACATCTTCTGGAAGTTGCGCGGTGTGGCACGTTGGGTCTGCGTATCCTTGTCAGAGAACAGGTCAAGTTGTGGTTGAGCGCTGGTGCGTTGCAGTTCTTCTGGCGTAACGCCGGGGCGTGTTGCACTTTGGCCTGCGGCTTCCATGCCTCTGGCCATCTCATCCAGATCGCGAACGTCAAACAAATTGGGCTCGTTGCCTGTGTAAATCTGACGGACAATTTTGCGAGCCAGTTCTTTGAAGTCAGCGTCTGATGTCTGCGGCAACATGTCTTGAAGCTGTTTAAGTAACTGAACAGAGCCTGTGCCCATGGGTTCTAGCTTGCCGCCAGAACGCTCTTTTTCTAACAACTGTTTTATGTTTGAAAGGTCTGTAACTTTTTTAGTTGGTTTGACCGCAGTTGTAGGCACTGCGCGTTCGCGTGTTTCTGTTTGAGACAACAGCGCTTCAATCATGTCCTCGGTGGACGGCTCAGTACGTGCTTCGCCGCGCAGGGTTAATTCGGCGGGGGCGGCAATACGTTTGCCAGTTGCAGGCTGCTCAACCTTGACTGGCTTTTTGTTGCCTTGTGCATCTTCTGTGTAGTACTGTGTGGGCGTAGCGCCGGTCTTCTCAGCTACTTCGTTTGTTGCGTTTAGGTTCGCACGCTGTGCGGCTCCGGCCACAGTCTTCTGAATGTTGCTACGCATCTGCTCTTGCAGAGCGGCAACGGCTTGTATTTGTGATCCAAACTGACGCTGGCCAGCAGGCCCTGCGTTAGCCGCGCTGCCCCAACGATCACCCAACTCATTGAGTGCCTCCATAACACGGGCACGGGCTTCGCCGCGTTCCCAGTCGGCCATAGGCGGCAAGCCAAACGCATCACGCCTAGCGTTAATCTCGTCTAGATGCAGTTGAAGATATGCTTGCTTGGCGGCATCTGTGCGTTGTTTAAAGGTGTCCGGCAGTACTAGCGTGCCTTGGTTTACTTTACTCAACATGCGCGTTAATGCCAACAACTGCTGGTTCTGCTGATCGGCAAACTTGTTTGCTGCAGCTTCCTTAGCCCGCGCCTCTGGCACAGAAATACCGGCCAGTACCGTTTGCATGGGGGCGGTTTCTTTACCCGTCCCTGTTGTTTCCGTTTGTTTTAGTGCGCGAAGCTTCTCAATGATGCCCCGTGATACGTCGTTGTCTTTAATACCACCCGTCTTTGATTTGCCGCTGGACTCTCTGGCAACAGCCAGTTGAGTTAACAAATCACTGCGCTCACGCGACGTACCGCCACCCAAACCTTGAAACACTTGGCCGGGGGTAATCATGCCACCCTTAGGGAGCGTATCAAGTAGTCCTTGTACAAGGTCTTCGTCTTGCTGTTCGCTGGCTTTCCTTGTTTCATAGGACTCGCGCAAGGCTTGCGCGGGGCTGTACTCTGGAGTTTGACCGAGTTTTTGTATGCCCTCTACTTCAGGCGTGACTACGCGCAGACGCGCTTCGTCTTCAGCACGCTGTTGCTCCGCAGCCTTCACAGCAGGCATTTGGGTTGCAGCCCCCATGATGTCTGCGCCCGGCGTTGTGCCAGCCATTTGGCCACGTACACGCTCAGCTTGTTCAGCTTGAAGTTTTTCTTGCGTTGTTTTTTGTTTGTCGAACGCTTTGAGCTGCCCAACTAACGCGCTGTAAATAATCTTTTGTTCTTGTGCGCTTACTCCGGGCAACGGTGTGCGGTTTGCAAGCAACTGCCTTGCCATCTCCGGGTTTTGCATCAGATAGTCAAGGCGGTCTTTTGTTGTCAGTGCCCCAACGTTTTGTGCCGCTGTCAGTTGTTCTGCGGCGTAGTCTTGTAGAGTTGTGTCTACCGGCGCAGGAGCAGGTGCTTCAGCCTCAAACAACTGTCCTTTATTTGTTTTCCTTCCGGAAGCGCGAATGCCTTGGTCTTGCTGACCCATTTGCTCCAGCATGTAGTCTTCAGGGGTCAGACCCGCAATACGCTGCTTTTCTATTTCTTGCTTTTGTTTCTCTGCCTCTTGCTCACGTATAGATTTAGTGCGGCGGTACTCAGGCGTTAGCTCGCCTAACTTGTCATACAGTGCGCTGACTTCGGCTTTAGCTTCTTTGTACACAGCCTTTTCTTCAGGCGTAGCGTTCTTGCCGGGGTCTTTGAGTACTTTACGTTTATCTTGGTAGTCTTTAAGCAAGGCTTCGTATTCTGTTCCAAGCTTTGTTGCGTACTCAGGCGTTTGTTTTTCTGCTTCTAACGCTTGTGCAGCCGCTTCTTCTTGGGCTTTTTGTTGCTGTAACTGTTCAGAACTAAGTTGCAGAGCTTCGGCTCGATCAGCCGCCGCCGCTTGCCGCTTGGCTCCCCCACGCTCATACGCACGGCCAGCAGGGGCTAGGACTCCGCCTAAGACAGCGCCGCCAATAAAGCTGTCGATGTATTCTTTGCGAGCCTCGGGGTTGTCAATCGCTAAGCCCGCTTGTACACGTTCGATCACCTGCTGCGCGGCTTCTGTTAAGCCTTCGCGCCCCATTACTGTACCGGTCTTAGCGGTGTAGTCTGCAATAGTGCGGGCTAGTGTTTGAGATGCAATTGCTTTGGCTTGCTCAGTCGTAAGCTTGGAGCCCACAGAGCCGAACAGTTTGCCAATACCGGGCAACAACGCCATGGCCGCGGTGTCAATTAAAGCTTGCGGTATAGCGCCAGCAACGGCTGATCCAAGACTGGTTTCTTCCAAAGACTTGCCTGTGTCCATTTGACGTGCAAGGTTGGAACCCGTGAACTGCCCCGTAGACACAGCGCCTGCGCCCAACAAACCTAGACCAGCAGCAACTGGCGCAGATACTGGGAGCGTTAACGCCGCAAGACCTGCGGCGGCAGGAGCGGCCATGTAAGGAACAGACCCGCCAAGAAGCTCCCGAAATTTTAAAAATGGTTCTTCAGTAAAACCTTTTTCCGTTGGAGTAAACCGCTCCTGTGCGCGTTTCTGTGCGGCTTCATATTCTTTTTGAGCTTCCTCTTCGCTCTTAATGCCAAGCTTACCTTTGAGCAATTCAAACTCACCACCCAGTCGGGTAGCACCGGCAGACGCTGCCGCTTTGAAGCCAGAGGTGTCTTGCTTAGACTTACGCTCTTCTTTCTTACGCCCAAAAGCTTCGGGGTACATCCTAGAAGCTTCAGCCATTGCCTCCCGGGGATCTTCGCCTTCTTTAAGTGGGAAGAAGGAGCCGTCTGGAAGTTTTATTGACTGGGCCATAGATTGCTTTCAAATTGTGTCTGAGCAGCGCGGGCTCAGATGTTTATGCGCTGTTAAACCGTATTCTAATACTTACCGTGCACGCGTGGGAGCCTCATTGGTTACTTTGGGGTACATGAGCGCACTGTACTCGCGGGCACTGTTTACTAGGTCAGCCATGCTTATAGGAGCCTCGCCATTTTTAGCCCTGTCTGAGTTAATTTTAGCCAGTGTTTCTACCGTCTTAGCCCCAGATTTATCTGTTGATATTTCTTGCAGCACCAGCATTCCCGATTTAAGACGCTCAGCGTCAGTTTTACCTGACCCTAACATCATGGCTGTACGAGCATCGCCCGTTGGCAAAAGTGTTCGTGCATTTTGGCTAGACTGCTCATATATGCTTCGTGCGTTTAGCCCGCGTTCTTTCATTGCCGCTATGCTTTGGTCAGAAGCAAGTTTTAACGAGTCGCTGTATAAGCCAGCAGAAACAGCAGCGCTAGTGTCGGTAACTTTACTAATGGCCGCAATGCCTGCATCCGTAGCCGCAATTCTATTCTGGTCGGCTTGGTATTCGTACATCTCGGCTTTGTCAAAGTTACCTCTGGCTTCTGCACGGCGTGCGTTTTCAATGTTTTGCATCTCTTTGTTGCGTTCTTTGGCAGACTTCTTAAAATCTTTAAGCGCGTCGCCGTAGTCACCCAAACCAACCATAGCGCCTTTGGCAATGTTTGTGGCAGCGTTTGGAGATTCTCCAGCAGCCATAGCCAAGAAACCTTTCATCAAAGACATTAGACCTGCTTTGTCTTTGTCCGTAGCGTCTTGCAGTTCTTCTTTTTGCAACAGTTTTTCGTACCCTGCGTACGCGGGGCCTTGTTTTTCGTTGAAAGCCTGTAAAGCGGCTATCCTGTTTTCTGCGGCATTGGTTATGTCTGCTCGTTTTTGTGCAACTTGACTGTTGATAGTATTAGTACGTGCATCCAAGTTTGTAAATTTGTTGCCTAGTGTTTTAGCGTCTTCAATAGTGGGTGCGGCTACTGGTTTAAAACCTGTGTCAAATTTTGGAAGAGCCGGGAAAAGGTCTGTGACGCCACCAGTAGAGGTTGCGGCTGGGGGTGCGGCAACATCCGGTGCGGCTGCGGGAGGTGCGGCAGGTACGGGTGCATCGCTTACACCGGGTTGAAAACGAGGAACTATTGGGGCATCGGGGCCCGCAAAAGTGGGCAGTTGGTTTTGTCTGATGCCCTGCTTTTTTTCGGCATTAAATTCTTTATCGGTCATTTCAGCATCACGAACAAACCTTTTTCCTTCTGGTGTTGCGTACATATTGTCTACAGTTGGAAGGGCAGATCCCAAATCTAATGAATAAGGTTTTGCACCGGGAGTGCCTGAATATTGTGTGCTAGCCGTAGTAACAGCTTCCAAA